AGCTCACGGTGTCGCCGTTCTCGATCACCAGAGAAGCAGATGGTGGGCTGGGCGCGCTTTCCTCGCCGACATCGCTCACGAAGGTCCAGACGTAGAAAACCGTCTCCTTGGTGCGCGTGCCGGGCACCGCCACCGGGTTGCGTGTCGCCGTGGGAGCGGTCGTGGGTGCCGGGATGCCCAGCTCGCGGAATGCGTTGGGGTACGACGCGCCGGCAATGGCCTTGGTTAGGTCGGTCCACTTTGGCGTGCCAGAGCCGGTGTAGTAGGTGCGCTCGTCGGTGTTGCCGGAATTCGGACCCACCACGGCATGCACCACAGTGGGCCAGCGCAGCCAGTAGTTGGTGTCGCTGGCCACGCTGCGCTGCATGCGGTAGATCGTCTTGGTGCCCGCGGCCACGGACACACCTACGTTGGCCGGTGCATTCCAGGGGCGCAAGTCGCCGTAGCCTGGGCGCTGGTTGGTCGATACCGTGCCCACTGTCTCGGGGAGCAGGCCCGGGTGCAGGCTGCGGCCCTCGCCAGCAAAACCGAAGACGCGCAGGATGGTCATGGCAGGTCTACATCCACTTCTTCACGCGCAGCGGCGCGCGGGTGTTGCCACGTTGCCCCTGGGTGGCGGCAAAGCTGCATTCGATGTTCCACTTGCCTTCGTACTTTTCGCCTTGAGGCCGGTCCGTCCAAGGCTTCTTGCCCATGACCATTAGGCGCGACAGCACGCCATAGCGGATGGCTTCGCTGTACTGGCCCTTGATGAAGTCGGGAATGGTGGTCGCCGCAGCGCTCGGGCTCAGGGCCCCCACCAGCACCAAGCCACCCACAAAAGCGGCCTTGGGCACCTCGTCGGCAATCAGCGTCAGCGTGGTGAGGTCGCCGGACAGCGTGAAGGGCGGATCTGCGCGCTCGTACTTCGGGGTTTGCGATTCCGGCGGCGCATCGGTGTCGAGCCACAGCAGCTTCCCGGCCACGGTGATGGACACGATCCTTACCAACTCGCTACTGGCTGGCGCCGTCACGGTGTAGGTCGCCTGATTGGCTACCAGGTTGACGGCGGCAAGGGGCTGGCGCCACACGCTGGTCGCGCGGCAAAACTCGCGCGCCACCTCGCGCAAGTGCAAGTCCACCATGGCGGTGGTGCACCCCGGCAGCTCGGGCAGCAGCAAGTCGTAGAAGTCGGCGAATGTGCTCACGATATGAACCCGGTTGCGAACTTGGCCATGAGTTCGGCGCGCCCAGTGACAACGTGGTCGGCGTCTTTGGTTTCACACCTGGCGATCACGTAGTCCACGATGGGGCGAAAGAATTGGTCATCCAGCGGCAACGTGGATGAAGGGGTCAATGTGCCGATGGGCGTTGCAAAGCCACCCAAGAACAGGTCCGGGCGCTGGTTGCGGATGAACTGCAGCGCATCCACCACAAAGCCGATGCGCTCGGTCTGGGTGTAGCGAACGCGCCCAACGTCATTGAGCGTGCCGTCTGCCGATGTCAGAACTTCGCCTACCGTGCGTGGCATGGCTTAGTCGCCCGAGAACGCGGCTTGCAGGGCTTCAATGACCTTGGCCGCGCCGCTGGCGTGGTGGACTTCAACGTCCAAACGCTTTGCGAGTTCGTGCAGCTGGGCCTTGTCGAGGCCAGAGAGGTCAACCACTTGGCCCTCTACCGTGATCGAGGCTCCCTTGGCCTCGCCGTCGGCTACGGTTGCACCAGGTGCGAGGGTGATGGTCGATGGGTCAACGGTGCTCGCCACCACGGGCTCGGTCACTTCACCGGCTGGAGCAAACACGTCCGGGTGCTGCAGCATGCGCTTGGCCACGCCGTCTTTGACTTCGTGCACGTCGCCGGGCATCCACAGGTCAATCCCGCTTTCGTTCGAGAATGCCGTCTCGCCGCCCTCTTTCAGTCCTACGTATTGAATCTTCACAGTCGTTCTCCTTGGTCAAAAAAAAAGGGGCCGCCGTAAAGCAGCCCCTCACTTGCACACAAAACCCGGTGTTAGCCAGGCTTAGCGAGCGCCGCGGCAGTTGTAGCCAGCGATGATGTGGATCTCCGGGTTACCGGAAATGCCAGCCGGTGCCGTGCCCACCAGCAAGTGAATGAACACGTCTTCTTCAAACTGGATGGGCTTGAAGTTGCACTGCAGACGCCCGCCCGCTTGGCCGGTGGTTTGACCGGCTGGCGCAAAGTAGGTGTCGTTGCGGGTCAGCGTGCTGCTGGGATTGACGGGGCGAAAGCCCACGCCAAACACGAACGCCGCACCGGTGTCGCAGTCGTCGAGATGGAAAGCCAAGTCGAAAACTTGGGCGCCTGCCGGGATGCGGAAGTCGATGGTGTTGGTTGCAGCGGGGGTACCGCCTTGACCAGCGCCCAGGACAACGCGGTCCACCTCAAAATGCGCCGATCCATCGACCGCCATGAATTTGGGCGCATTGGCCCGTTGAGCTTTGATGCTGATAGTCATGATTGACTCCTAAAAAGTGAAAAGTTGGTTGATGGGCATTGCCCATGAAGTGAGGCCGGCCAGCGCCGGTCCTCACTCGTAGCGCTTAGACGTTGCGGCGGCGAACCACGCTGTCGAGCACGGCCACGCCGAAGTCGGTGACTTCAAGATCGCCGTCGGCGTTGGGCAAAGCCCAGCGGAACTTGTCTTCGGTGCCCATGATTTCCCCGGCCAGCTCGAGGTTGCGGTCGAAGTTGGTCAGGGTTTCCAGCAGCGAGTAGCTTTCCTCGGTGGTCTGGTTGGAACCGGACACAAAGGCCAGCGCCTGCGCCGACAAGAAGACGGAGCGCGCCACCTGGTGGGTGGTGGACAAGCCAGCAGCCACTGTGACGTTGGTTTCCGTCGCCGTGAGGCGGTTCGCCGCGGAAACGTGCGCCACCACATCGCTGGCGTTGTGGCGGATGGCGTAGTTCATCTTGCGAATCAAGATGCCGTTCCACATCATCGGCGCGCCAGCGAACAGCGGGTGCATGTTCAGCTTGCCGTACTTCGCGCGCTCAATCGCAAGTTGCTGCCAGTTGCGCACGTTGTTGGGGGTGGTGGTGTCGGTCACCATCGCATCCCACACCAGCGGATCAACCAACAGCACGCCCTTGATGGGGTCGTCACCAGCTGCCGGGTCGCCCGGAATTTGGATCGGAGCCATGCGGATCGTCATTTCGTCCCACAAGGCGGCCAGCTCATCAATGTGAGACAGCACCAAGCGGTCGGTGGTGGCGATGGATGCGAGCTGCTGGCCGCCTTGCGTCAGGGCCGTGCCGTTGACCACAAAGTGGCGGTTGAAAGACGGCGCCCGCACCGGGTTGACCATCATTTCCGCAAACTCGGGGTCGCTTGCCAAAGGCAATACCCAGTCGGTGCCGTCCTGGCGGCCACGGGTACCGGCCAGCAAGGTAAGGGCACGCTGCCAGCGGAATGCGGGTGCTGCGCGTGCGATTTGCGCCAAGGCGTTCAAGCGCATGCTGTGTGCCGTGCGCTTCCCGGTCATCTTGCCGCCAGCCGAAACCGGCAGCGTCGCCATGTCCAAGAGGCAGTCCTTGCTGCTGTACGACAGCGAGGCGCCAACGCCTACGGCATTGCGGTCGCCCATCACTGGGCGCAGCTTGACGACGTGTGCGCAGTCGACTTGAACAACGTCACCAGGGCCTTTGGCCAGCTCGTCCACTCGCACGATCGGCATGTCGCTCGTCGTTTGGTGCTTGAGCTTGCGCATCGCGTCGTCATGGGTGGGCATGGGGCCGGTCAAGGCGCTCAGCGGGGTGGGCTGCTTTGCCGCCATTGCGGACAAGGCCCGGGAAAATTGCTTGTTTGCAAGCGCGCTTCCGCGCGCGATTGAAGTCTGTGCCATGGGGTACTCCTAAGAAGGAACGTGCCCAGCGCGCTACTCCGGCTTGAGTGAGGCCATGATTTCCTCGTTGCTCATCTCCGAGTAGTCGGGTCTGGACGATTGAAGGGGTGCGCCGCCACGGAAATCGCTGATGCCCTTCGGTCCTTGGACAGGGGCGCTCTGGATTGCGGCGGCTGGATCTCGTCGTGGTGCTGCCGTGGTGGCAGCGGGTTCGGGAGTGGTGGTTTGGGCGAACGCGTTTTTGGTTCGACGTGCGGCTTCTGCGAAGCGCTCGGAAACGGTGCGTTCTCGCCAGTCAGGGTCCAAGGCCAACGCTTTGTCGTACTCAATGGCACGCAAGAACTTGTCTTGTGCGTCGGCGTCTTCCTGCCAGGCCAGTAGGTCCGGTACCTTGTCGATTTCCGCCTGCACCACTGGGTCGTAAGCTATGGGCTCAAATTCCGGCGGTGGCGCCTTTGCGGCGGTTACTTGTTCCAGTTGAGCTTTGAGTTCGCGCTGTTGGCGCACCAGCTTTGCCTGCAAGGGAAAGTCGACTTCCATCTGGGCAAGCTCGTCGTCGGTGATCTCTGTGGTCACCGCATCCGATTTGCCTTTGAGTTGCTCGTTCTCCCGGCGAAGCGCTTCAACCTCGTCTCGCAGGCGTCGCTCGGAACGACGTGCTGCGCGCAGAGCGGCCCGCTGGTCGCCTTGGGGCGCTGCTGGCTGGTCTGTCGTGGCTGGTTTTGCTTCGCCCGCTGGCTGGGCTGTGGCGTCTTGAACTGGTGCAGTGGGTTGCTCGGGCGCAGGGTTGGGGGACTCTGCTGGCTTTGCTGCATCGCCTTGGGCTTCATCTGCCGCGCCCGCACCGTCCGGTTGTTCGATGTCTGCGCCGGTTGAATCAATCCCCAAGCTGTCCAAAATCGCTTGCTCTTCCTGGTTAAACACTCCACTCATCACTCACTCCTTGCCGTTTACGGTCGGTCACCGAGGCACAAGGCCACCGTCATGGGTACTCACGCGCTGCGTTGACGACTCGCTGCACATGGCTGCCGCTGGATACGCACCCCACCGTGCGGCGGTCAGTGGGGCGGCTTGAAAAACTCGGGGCGAAAAAAAACCGCCTCGATGGGCGGTTTCAGTTGTTTGACTTTTCCGGTTTGAAACCGGAGAAGTCCTGGGTGTTGGGTAGTTAGGCGGCTGCTTCCTGCAGCACTTCGCCGATTAGCTCGTCCTCGTTGGCGGCTTGCTTTTCCAAGTTGGCCGTGCGCGCCACGACTTCATCAACCTCAGCGGCTCCAGCGCCGGCGCGCTCGCGCTGCTCGACCAGCTTGGCTTGCGCGTTGGCCAGCCGGGCAGCGGCGCGGTGGCGCTCGGCATTGGCAACGTCGACGTCCACCTTGGCATTGGCCGATGCCTGCTCTTGCTGCATCTTTTGCTCCAACTGCTGTTGCTGCAGGGCATCGGCTTGGGCTTGGCCGTTCTTGTCGCCCGGCGTGGGCAGGCCGCTGGCCTTGCGCAAGCTGTCGGCGACCTCGGCGCGGTTGGTAAGGCTTGTGCTTTCGATGTAGGCGGGCGCCAGAACTGCCACGGCCTGCGGGTTGTTGCCCAGCGCCTGGATGATGGTGGAGATCTGCTGCTGGGTTTGCTGGCGGAACGCCGGTGTATTGGGGGTTTCAGCCAAGCCAGTCTTGATGACAGCATCGTCGACGCGGTTGACCGGCATGCCTTGGGCGTCCCAAGCGTTGAGCACCACCACGCGGCGCGACTTGCCGGTGCCGATGTTGACCTTCATGTTCTCTTGCTTGTGGTCATCGATGATTTCGGCCACCAAGCCCTCGAACACACTGCGCCGGGCATAGACGTAGTTGTCGTTCATTTCGCCCATGGACTGCTCGCCCTGCTCCACCAAGATGCTGTTGGCAATGCCAGACTGAACCTTTGCGTTCCCCATTTGCGTGGGGTAGCGCCCAGCGGTGTCCATGATGAGCTGCTTACTGTCGGCCATGACGTTGAACTGCTCGGGCTGCATGGCCAAATCGTTGCGGATCTTGATGGCCTGGTTGTTCTTGTTCGCGCGGTTGGGGTTGGTGATGGCCACAAAGTCCGGGCGCATGATGGCGTCGGCAATGTCGGCGATGTTGTTGTACTCCTTGTCCAGCGCGTCGCTGTCCATTTCAACCTGGCGCGCCTTGAGCATCCACTGCACGCGCAGGCGGCGCTCGTTGTACTCGTCTTGCGGGGCGATCATGCCTTCGATCAGGCCGTAAGGGCTCTTGTCGCCGCTGTCGCGGAACGCAAAAAACGGGTAGTAGGGGAAGTTGCGCTTCGTCGTGCCTTCGTCCATCAAGCGATGCGGGCCAGCGTACAGCGCGCGGCGCACTTGCGATGTGATGCCCTTGGTTACCTTGACCAGGCCGCGCGCCACGGCTTCGACGTGCCGTGGGTCTTGGGGGTTGTAGGGAATGCGCCGGGTCGGGCCCATGTGCAGCACCGCCACGGTGGCGGGCACCCGGTACCACACCTCGTACATGGCGATCATCTTGCGGGCGCTGTCGTACCAAGTTCTCTTGGGGACTCTGAATTTGCGCTCCGACTCAAAGGCCTCAAAAAACCTGACGTCCTCTGGCTTGCCCAAGTGGTGGCCGTGGTCAGTGTCAAGGCGATCTGGCCAGCCGTTGGCGCTGCGCTCCAGGATGTCGGCAAATTCCGGCATGGCCGCTTGCACTTCGTCCAAGTCCACAAAGCGTTCGCGCACCAGCCACCGGCAACCGTGGAGCAGAGTCGGGCCGCGTTGGCCTTCCCAGTCCCACCAGATTTCGTCACGCGGTACCGCTTCGACGCGATAGGGGTACGCCAGGGGGTCACTGCTTTTGCTGACGTGAACCCAGCCAACACCGCCTTTGACCCCCTGCGCGTAGGATTCGCTCACCGCCATGTGGGCGCACGTCTCGCGCTCGGCTTCCTTGAGCCTGACGTTGATGACTTCGGCCACGTCGGCATGCTCGTCTTCGTCGGCTTCGACTTTGACATCAGTGCGGCTCTTGGCCTCTTGGCCCAGCACCGAGTTGATGACCGGTCGAATCAAGTTGATGACGCGCTCTTCAAGCCCCTCTTGCCGGATGTGCTGACGCTGCAGTTCCGTGAGCTGGTGGCCGTCGTAGTAGGCATCGGCCACCGCGGCGCGCTCTCTCCATGAAGGCTGGTCGCCGCACGACGTAAGCAAGCGCTCCAGGGCGTACTGGCTGAACGCGCCCGCGCCGGCCAAGTCGCGCGACGGGTTTGCCTCCCTGTCGTCGTACTGCTTTGTAGGCTTCATGTCGGGAGTCCTCGCTGAATTCTTCTTGTTGCCGCTCGTCTACCGGCTGGGGTGGACCAACAGCAAAGACGTGTCCGTCACGTGGCCCGCGCTGCTGAACAGTTGGCGTCCGGCTTGATGGATGGCGGCTGCGCACAGCTCGTGGCAAAACCACTTGTCATCCTCTTGCCACGATCTGGCGGGCTTGAGGGAAAGCCCAATAGCGCCCGCGAAGTCGTAGCCCTTGCCTACCTGACTGCGCGCCCACTCAAGGCCCGCTTCGGCGTTTGGCACCTCGTAGTGCCGATACGCCACAAGCACTTGGCCGTGCATCGCCTGGGCCATGGGCTGGCGCACGACGCCGTGCAGCATGGTCGCGTGGATTGCGTGGTCGCCATCGACGATCATGCTGTGGCTTGCCCGGGCCCACTTGAAGCGGCTCACCGGCAGCGCCCACCGAATGAGGGTGCCAGCCGGGTGCCACCACGGGCGGCGCACAAAGGCGACGGTGATGTTCACGCCTGCCCTGCTAGCTCGAGCTGCTTTTGCCGTAGCACGGCAAGATTGCCCAAGAACACTTGGCCGTAGCTCATGCTGGAACCCAACAGCTCGCCGGTTACAGAGTCCCGCAGTGGTGCCAACTTGACCATGTCCTCGGGCGCAACGGGAAACCGCTGCGTGTTCGGGGTGCCAACGGCGCGATGCGTGCCATCGGCGAGCTTGACGTACTCCTGCTCGACAAACTCGACGTTGGCTGTCATTGCAGCCGTGTAGTCAATGACGATGCGCTCGATGCGCACGTAGGGCGTTCCGACGACGGTTGAGTCGAAGTTCATGGCGGGATCTCCTTCGGATGGTGGTTTGTTTAGTCCCACGCCTTGAGCATCAGCGTGTAGGTGTCGGCAGTGATGACGGAACCAGCAGCGGTCGGCACCAGGCGCGCAAACTTGGCGCATGGCAGGTCAAATGCTGCCGTCACCACAGTGCTGTTCACGGAACCGACGAGGCTTACGCCGGCCACCGTGTACCAATTCGTGGCCACGCTGGGGTCGCCATCGCACAGCTGCAGGCCGATAGTCGGCACGGTGGTCGCCGCGGCAAGCGTCAGCAGGATCTGAGCTCGAGTGCAGCCTTCCACCCAAAGCAAGTCCGTGCTTGGGGTGGTGGTCAACAGCGACACCACGCTGTCCACGAGCTGGCGACGAATGACGGGATTCTCAAATGGCCGGTTGGTGCGCGTCACCGAGTTGGTGAAGCTGGGGGATGTGCCGACCAGCTTGCGGACGTAGCGCAAGTGAGTGCCGAGGATTGGCAGCACCGGGCTGATCTGTGTCTTGTCGGTGTTGTTGTCGATTGGGGCCAGATCAAAGGTGGTCACGAAGGTCGCGCCACCGTCAAACGACTCCTGCACACGCGGATATAGGCGTCGACCCGTGCCAGTGGCTGCAGTCACATCCACGGTGAACTGCTGGGCGCCAGTAGTACCGCTCACGTCGATTGCCGTGCTTGTCTGTGTACCGGTGATCGCGGCACTGGCGATGTCGGCTGTACGCACGGCAACTCCACGCACTGGCCACGCGCCTAGACCACCGGCACCGACAGCCGCTGCCGTGCCTTGGTTTGCACTAACGGTCCAAGCGCCTCCCTGGTTTGCGGTGGAACTTCCACCCTTGAGAACTACGGACGCGCCGGATGCGGCATCACCAGCCGGGCGAGCAAGTGCCTCGACGCGCAGCCGCTCGTAGTCATAGACGCGCCCAAAGCTGACGCGCAAGTCGGTGCGCTTGATAACACCACCGCCGCAATCGGTCGATGCAAAGTCTGCAGGCAACGCGCGCTGACCAGCAAACGGCAACACAAGAGTGAGGGAGGTTGTGACTACGTTCGCCACTTTCCATGGTCCGTCGACGCCCAGCGAAGCGCCATTGACGTTGTTGCGCACGCCCACACTATCCGCCACATCGCCAGCAAGCAGGCCTGCCCAGTTTGTGCTTCCAGTCAAGACAAGCTGGCGTGTGCCATCAGAAAGAGTGGTCAGCACTGCGTTGACCACGACAACAGCGCTCGCCCCAAGCGCCGACATCAAGTTGCCGCCGTTTACTTTGGCGATGTAGCCACCGAAGCTAGCGCCGGTGGTGGTGGCGCCCCACACCACTTGAATCGTGGTCGAATCAATGATTTGGGTAATGGCTGTGGCAGCAACCAGGTTCGGAAAGTTGGCTTGGTCGCGCGGCCCGTAGCCGACGAGCTGGTCCAGTAGCGTCAAACTGACTGGCCGATCGAGTACGACGGTTGCAGTTGTCGAGCCGGTCTTGGTGACGCTGACGATCTGCGCGATGGGCACCGTCAACGCCTTGTTGTTGGTCGCCCGGATGCGCAGCTTGTAGGTTTTGTCGGGATTCGGGCAGACCTGTGTTCGCGTCAATCGGCCCGTCATTTCAGCGACAGAATCAACGGGGCTGTCTGGCCACTGCACGCGATCTGACTGAATCAGCAGGCGGTACTCGGTCGATGGCGTAAACGCATACGTGTACGCGCTGTTGATAAGTTGGGTCGACGCGGTGGTGCCGACTGCGGCCGAATGGTTGCCCGCAATGGTGCCGCTGGGCAAAGCATCGCCGGATTCCGAGCGGACATACAGGGAAGCGTTGGTTACGGTAGTGTTTTCGAAAATCTGACTGACGCCGTTGTTGGCGCGGCCAAAGCGCTCACGGAAGTACACGAAGCCTTTAGCGCCTGCCGGGTTGGCGATAGTCAAAGGCTGCAAATTGCCACCAGGTCCCGCTGTGATAACCAATTGGTTCGGTGTCGGAACTTGTGCCACCACAAGCGATGGGTAGTTGGCGCGCGAGTCGGAACAGTCACGCACGCCGATTGATTTGCCAATGGACAGCTTGTGCGGCAAAACGGTGTCGATGGTCAGCGTGCTCGCAGTCTGCGAAATGGACGCGATCTCAAGGTCAGGCACGTCAGCCAACTGCTGGTCGGTATCCACCACTTCGACGGCAAACTCTTGCCCGAGGGTGCGCTGCGACATGTGGGCGCCGAATGCAATCTCGACTGGCATTGCAAAGTGAAACTTCGGCTGCAGCTCGATGGTGGTCTCGGTGCCAGCAGCCAGGGGGTCTTTGCTGACCACCAAGTAAGACGCGCTGGCGGCATTGCCATCGGCAAACACAAGGTCGCCCGACGCCTTGGACTCCGCCCAGCGCTCACCGTTAGGCGTGTAGCTTTCAAACGCCTCGCGGAAGATGCCGTTGATGTTGCTGCCAGCGGCGTGCGGAACACCTGTCTCGGGGTGCACAAGCGACATGCCGCGCACAAACCTGCCGTCGGACAGCTCGACTATTCTTTCCTGTGCCATGTGTGGCTCCTTTTATGGGATTGAGTTCGTGCCGTGCGTCATGCAAGGCCGCGTTTTTTCCTGTAGGCCTCAGCGTCTTTGCTGGCTTCGGCGCTGTTGCCCCGCATCACTGCAACGCCTTCACCACCGCCTAGCAGCAGGTACTGGCCTGCCTCACACGGGTGGCTGGCGGCGTTCTTGACCGGCACGTCTTGGTAGCGCTCGTCACCGGCCACCTTCATGCGCCGGAACTTGTAGGCACCCTGCATGCCCTTGCGCGTCACCTTGCAATCTGGGTGCAGCAGGAATCCGGGGTCGCCGTCGATCATTCGGCGCAATGTGCTGGCCACCGCCTCGGTGCGGATGGTGAAGTCGTTGTTGAACGGTGCCGGTGTCGCCTTGACGCCTTCGGACTCCAGCAGCTGGAACACCGTGCGCTCTTCGTTGTCGCCAGCCTGGCGCTGATCGCCCGCCGGGTCGCCGGTGATGCTGCCTATCGTGAATCCCTTGCAGTTCTCCGCGATGAAGGTCTTGAGCAAGTTGGCGAATCGAATCACGCCGGTGTCGGTGGTCACCAGCTCAAAGCGGACCCGCCACTGCCCATTTGCCATACGCTGGCCGATCTGCGCGGCTGGCGTCAGCCCGAAGTCCAAGCCGATGTGCAATGGCAGGCCCGGGACCAGCTCAAACGCCCGGCAATGCGTGGAATCCTTGTAGTCGGGGTAGACGGGCTTGCCATCGCTCACGTAGCCATACTCGTTTGCCAAGTTCACCAGCACCCATGCGTCCGTCTTGCCTTGCGCGCCGTTGGCGTAGTAGTTCAGCGGCAGGTTCTTGACGTTCTCTGCCAGCGGGTTTGGCTCCCATGGCGATGTCGGGGTCTTGCGCGTCACACCGCCTGGCTGCCGGAGAAACAGCCAACCCTCGGGCTTCACTTCCTCGGCCAGCCGGTAGTACCAGTGATCGTTATCGCAGGCGTTGGTGTCGCCAAAGATGCCGTACCAAGTCGGGCGCACGTCCTTGGGGTAGCGCCCAACGCGCAAGTCCATCATCTGCGCAACGCTGAACGGCAGCTCCTTTACTTCGTTGAGCCATGCCCACGTGGCCTGGATGCCGCGCAGCTTCTTGATGTGGTCCTCGCGGTCCAGCGCCAAGAAGATCACTTCGGACTCAACTGTTGTGCCGTCGGCCAACTTGAATCCCATGTGGTGCGTCGGCGGCTCCATGCCACCTTGCTTGAACTTCCCAAGCGGCTCGAACATGTCGAGCCAGTCTTTGATCGTGGTACCGAAGAGGTCTGGGTAGGTGTTTCGGACGGCAATGCCGCGGGTCTTGCGAATGCCCTGGGCGTCGGGCTCCTGCGCGCACATGACGCGAAAGCCCTTCCAGCAGCTCCCATTCGTCTTGCCAGAGCCCAAGGGGCCCATGATCATCGTCCGCTGGTACTCGCTCAGGATGTACTCTTCCAGCACAGGCCCTTGCGGCTTGTACGCGTACTGGACTTCGGAACCCATCAGTTTTTGCGGCCGGTCAGGTCTTTGACAATCACCAGCGGCTTGTCGTCGCCGTCTTCGCTGTCACTCAGCCCAAACGCTTTGCGCTCGGCCGCCTGCAGCTTCGTGAATGTGTCCGCCAGCAGCTTCACACTGCCCACGCGGTTGGCAACGTCCAATGCCTTCTGAATCACTCTGTTGGCATCGGCGAGGCGTCGCGGGTCTGCGGGCTTGCCTTCAACGCCACCAGCCAAGATCTCGGCCAGCAGCTCCTGCTCTTGCGCCAACAACCTGCCGTTTGCTACTTCGGCAAGAAGCTCAGACGCCACGGTCCGTGTGGCCTCGATGTCTTTGCGGTGCTTGAGAATCACCCGGGTGTTGACCTCAGCCGCTGCCAACACGGTGTTGGAAACTTCTTGGAAACCCTCGGAAACTTCCTTGGAAACAAGTTCCTTGGTGAGCCTGGCGTTTGTGGCCTGCCTGATCGCCACACCCAGGTCTTGCACCCACTTGTAATCCCGTGAGCGCTTGCCGATGGCGGCGTGCGAGATACCGTACTTGTCGCCCAACTCGCGCAGCGTGAACTTGCCGGTCCTAAAGTCGCGCTCTACAGCGTCCCAATCGGTGTTCCTACGCTTAGCTGGAGCGGGTGCTGATACGGATTTCGCGGCGTCCAGCGATTTTGAGGCACCGGTTTTGCGTGCTTTTGCAGCACTTGGCCTGCTCGCGGCCGCTTTACTGGCCTTTGGTGCTTTGGTGGCCATGGTTAGTTCAGGGCGCGTCGGGCTTGCTCGTACCTGGCTTGGCATTGCTCGAGGTCGAGGACAAGTCGCTGGGCTCGGGCAGCTTCCCGGACAAGAAAGTCTGCATCCGGTCGGTAAAGCTGGGCACCAGTGCTGCCGGTTCCTGCTCCAGGGGCGGTATCCGTGGGCACACTGCTTGGGCTTGGACGGTCGGGGCGGTCTGACAGGCGGCCAAGGGCAGCAGCAAGATCAGCGTCCAGAGCTTTGATGCGTTCATTTTTGGCCTTCCGGTGGGCGGCTGCGCCGTCCTGCAAGTCTTGGGTTGTGCGGTCACGCGCGTCGACGAGGCGCAGGGTTTGACGTGCAAGCTCCAGCTTTTCGACGTTCCATGCGGCTTGCACTGACTTCTCGCCTTGGGTGTAGGCCTTCCAGTGGCTGGCGGCCAAGGCAACTGCGATGGCTGCAGCGGCCACCAGGCGCAGGTTCAGTCCAATCATTGGGGGTTGTGAATCTCGATGGTCACTGCGGCGCCGCCTTCTAGGGCGCGCTTGACCTCTCCCTTGACCAGGGCAACGGCTGGGCGGCTGGTGCCGCCAATCAAGCTGGTGTCGGTGGCCTGCATGCCAAGCAAGGGGCAGCCTTCGGTGTCGGCCGCCGTGTTGCCGCCATGCATGCGGATGAATTTGAAGCCCGGCACGTCGTTGATCGTCAGGGTGTCGGGGCCAAAGCGGCCGGACTGCTCCAGGGTGACGCTGTACTCACCGGCTGGGATGGCGGTCTTGCCGTGCACCTTCCAGGCCTCCACCGGCTGACCGGGCACTTCCCGAATCTCGTCTTCAAGCGAAAAACAGACGAAGATGCCGTCGATGCTGACTTTGCCGATGGTGGCCCCGGATACGCTGGGCCTGCGGTGAATTTCGATCTTCACGGTTTGGTGATCCGGCTGAATGCTTCGCGGGCGTCCTGGGCCAGTTCGCCGATGTCTTTGCCTTGGCGGTTTGTCAACCAGGTGAAAGATGCGCGGACCAGCGCCCAAGCTGGCAGACCAGATGCGAACACCAGCCCCAGCACCGCCACCAGTCCCACCGGTGTATTCATCCAGTGGTGCAGGTCGAAATAGGTAATCAGCGTGGCGCCGCCACACACGGAGCCCACCACCGTCGATATGAGGCCGACAGCCCACTCCTTGGCGCTCCTTGGGGGCGTCATCAGCATGACGATGATTGCGGCAAGGCCTGCGCCACCGGCGGCCATTCCAGCAACGCCGCCAAAGGCTTTGAATGCAGCGAATCCGGCTGCTCCGGTTGAGGATGTGGGTTCTGGCATGGTCTTGGCTCTGTGAAAAAAAGCCCGCGAGGCGTGAACCTGGCGGGCTTGAACTTTTGGCAACTGCAAATTACCAAAAGGGAGACAACTCGGTGAGGGTGGCCGCTCAGCCACCGGCGTCGCGCTGGGCGTGCGAGCTATGCCGGTGGCTTTGCGGGGCAGGCCTATACACCCCTGGGCGCTGCTAGGGTCCATCGTGATCTTCCAGAGCTGCGATATGGGAGCTGCAGCAGGTCAAACAGAGGTGGATGGATTCTTGGGGGCCGTCAGAAAGCGCTCGTCGCCATCTGCGATCAGGCGGCCGAGCAGTTTGGCTGCCAAAGCAACTTGCGTGTATTTCATGGCGGACTCCGTGGGGATGGGTGCGAGTGTTGGATTTGAACCAACGACCGGAGAATGGCCAGGACCAGCCTATGGCATTGGTCCCGCCACCCACCGCGCTCTGCCGGGCTGAGCTAACCCGCGGAAATGAAAAAAGCCACCGGGTTAGGGTGGCTTTTGATTCGTATGGACGTGCGTGTCCAACCGGCGGTTATTTCAGCACAGTCTGGTCGAAACGTCAACCACCAATCACTCCAGCGCGCAGCAACTGCACCAGCAACAAGTTGCGCGCCTCCAACACCAGCACCTCGCGCTCTTCCCGGTCCTTGGGCAGCACGGGCGAAGTCCACACGACCGCACCGGAGCACAAGTTGCGCGCCTCGAACGCCAGCGCAGTGTTCCAGCGCCTGGGCGTGTTGGGCACCAGCTCCATGGCGGCGTCCACGGCTTCGACTTCGAGCGCATCGGCTCGCGCCTGAGTTGCACCGTTCTGCCAATCCCAATGCGTGGGCGCGCGGTAATCGCGGCAAGTGGCGTCTTGGTCAGCGTAGCCGCGCGACAGCTTGTAGCCCTCTCGGTGTCGATGCCACATCATCAGCAGCTCGTCGAGGCGGTGCGCAATCGCATCACTGGGGCGAGTAATCTTTCTGACGGAAGTCGTGTTCATTGGTCTTTCCACTTTTCCAGGTGGGCGGTATCGATGTTGGGAAATGGCACTTCCACTGGCCAGAGGCCGCGCGCCAGCAGCTCGCGGAAGGTCTTGGCCTGAGCCTTGGCCCAAAGGGTCTGACGTTCCTCTTCGCTGAGGCCACGGCCTTGGTCAAGCTCCAGGTGGCAGGCAAAGCAAAGGCTTGCCGCTTGGTTGTCGTCGGCCTTGATGC